TTACCATCACCTGCATCTGTAACTGAAATTGTCACGTTTGCTGTGTTTACAAAGTTGAGATATTTTCCAGAAAGAGTTGAACCACCATTTTGAGAAACTCGTACTGTGTTACCAGAAAGTATGATAAAATTCCCAGTAATGTTTGCGCCTGCTACATTAACAGCATCTGTAACATATACTGTGCCTGATATATTCGCACTTCTATCGCGAATTGTCATTATTGCGCAACCTCAATTGTTCTTACGAGTGCAGTCCATCTTATTGTTTTACCTGATTCACCCGTAACATATATATTGATAGAATTATTGGTATCATCTGCGCGCATATCAACAGAAACATTCGCACTATCTTTCGCTACAACAACTTCATAAAGATTACCAACATCAGCAACCGTTCCGCTAAAATTATCTACCACACCTTTTAATTGAAATCCTGATGATTCACCAGTCGCATCTGTTCTACGTCCAACTATGTCTGCTGTATAAAACACGGTTGAGTTTGCGTTTACTGGTATTCTATCAGTTCCTCTAATCTTTAATTCAGTTTCATTTGCATCAGTAGTAACACCGCGCACCAAATATTGTCTAGAAATTGCATCTGTGTTAACAGAAAAACTGCCATTTCTAAATGTTAATCCATCAGCCGTAGCAATTAATGCAGTAACGCCAGAGAAGATCGCATCGCTTGGTGGAACGGCTGGCGCAGCAGATATCGTACGAATTTCAATAATACTTTGATTATCTGGTGGCGCCAAGAATGTAATAGTATTGCCTGTTACACTATAATCAACAGATGGTACTTGAGAAACACCATCTAAGAATACGAATACGCTATCTTGATCTGCTGTGGATTGTGCAATCTGATAAATTGTACAAGAAGCATTAGCAACAAACACATCTGAACTAAACGATGAGGTGACGTTTCCAAGAGATACAAAAAACGAAACGTTCGCATTTGAACCGTCAGCGCCAACAGAAACAGTTACTGAACTCGTGTTAACGAAATTTATATTTTGTGTTGCAATTGCCGAGCCGCTGTTAGCGTAAACAGTTACATTTGCTTGTGCGTTATTAGCCGCATTATAGGCGGCATTGGCTTGTGTATATGCTGCATTGGCTTGGCTATACACATTTGCGAATTCTGGTATCGCAAAAGAAATTGTTTTATATGGTGTGTTGGCGTTATTTGCTTCAACAGTTACGTTGCCATCAGTTATAAAATTGACAGTATCTTGACCAACGGCTTCAAGAGCTGGCGCACCATTCATACGCCAGTACTTGAACGTAGAGTTCATCTTAATCGTTACGGTGTTATTACTTTCATCAACAACCGCAAAGTCAGAATCCGCGTCAAATTGTAGAACACTAATATTCGTAAACGTATTTACAACGTTCGCATTGTTAGTGTAAACTTCTTTAACTGTTAGATTTGCAGTTAAACCAGTGTTAGCCAAATAATAAGCCTGATTGGCAACACCATAAACGTAACTTAAAATATTAGCAGTAGCAACTTCATCTGTAGAATTTGAAGTTACCGTGTCATTAGTCTTGACACCAAATACAACAGTATCAGTAATAGCATTTGCAGTAATAGCGAGCGCTGATCCTGCATTGATTGTTAGAATACTGGTATTTGAATCTGGAAGAAGCAACGTTCCGTTAGCACTGATTGTACTAAACGCATTTCCACCACCACCTCCAGTCGTGAGTGGCGTAACTGTGCCGTTGGCGTTCTTATACCAAAGAACACCGTCGGCATAGTTAATAGCAAGTTCGCCAAAAGCAAGCGCTGTGCTTAACGGCACATTGCCAGGCGTACCTGATTTTTTAATCTGAATCGTTGTCGACATTAAAACGTATCGTTAACCGAGATTATTGTAACTTCTTCCCTTTCAACTTGGAGAGCCTCTTCTGCCGCACCTTTCTTTTTTCGCTTCTTTGAGTTCAGCTCTTCAACTTGCAAGTTTAATGCTACATTTTGCTCATTTAACGTTTCAACTTCTTTTGTCAAACGTTTTACTGCGCCACGTGATTCGATTAATTCTCTTTTGAAAGTTTCTATGTGATTGTTTTTTCTTGAAACCTGCTCACCAGCAACTTGTAAATCAGAAGAAAGAGAAGTAAGTTGATTACGAAGATTATGATTCTCAGTTGAAAGTTCTTCAAGCTGCCTCAATTTATTTTCCAATTCAACTACACGTGCTGCTGTCAGTTTTCCTACTTCAAGCTGCGCTTGCATAATGAGGTTCTTATTCATCGCCTCATTTATAGTATCATTTAAAACTCTGATATATGCATTAACAAAAGTTTGATTATCATTCATAATTTACTCCTTAGAAGGAGCCACCATCAACCATAGCGAATGTTGGCACTCCAGATAATATTTGTAAGATTTGACCTTCTGTACCTGTTGCGAAAGATATATTTGTAGATGTATTTGCATAAAATACACCATTCGCAACAAATGACGCTAGACCAGTACCACCAGATCCTGTTGGGAGTGGAGCGCTGAGTGTGAGCGATCCAAAGTTGGCTGAACCGTTGACGGTTAAGTTTTCGCCAACAGTTACGTTACCTTGTACTGATAGATTAGATTGTAGAGACGTGTTGCCAACAACATAAAGTGTTTGTCCGACACCCAACGTTTGTGTATTCGCAGAGAGCGCATCAATATTAGCGCGCAACAATGCATAAGTTGAATTGGCAACATCAACAACATTATTTGAATTATGCCCAGAATCTGCCAGGTTGTCGAAGAGATAATAGATACCATCTTGAGCATGACGTACTAGACCAGTATGTGATAGAATACCCGCAGTATTTTTAATTCCAATAAAGCCAATATCAATTGTGTCACTGATGATATTGTTTGATGCTAAGAATAGAAGCGGATCAGAAATATTCAACGTTGCAACATTAATTAATGTCGTATTACCATTGATAATTACGTTACCAGTTACAGTAATACCATTACTAAATGTAGTCGTGTTACTGAACGTGTAGAAACCATTTAAAGTTTGATTTCTTTCTGTACGAACAACCGTCGAGTCAACATTAATGTAGTCGCCAGTATTTGCCATACCGTCGCCAGTAACAACATCAATTGTGATTGTGTTACCTAATGTTACTTGACCACCACCAACTAGACCTGTACCTGCGAGAACTGTAATATCCGCATTGGCAAGCATATGATTTTGAACATTGCCTGCACCAATCGAAAGTGTAATTGTATTACCAAGCGATACCGTATTGCCGCCAATTAAACCGTCACCAGTAGTGATAGTGACAGAATCTTGCGACAACATCCAATTTTGAACTTGGTTACTACCGATTGTTAAGATACCAGTATTGGTAATCGAAACATTGCCTGTGAGTGTTGTACCGACGTAATAACCAGCCGCGTTGCCAATTAAAAGTTTGGCGTTTTGATTTGAAAATGGCGCGCCAATGTCGACATCATTTAAAGAAGCGAGAGTAATGTTACCTTGTAATGCTTCATCAACGTATTGTTTCGTAGCAACGTGAGTATTTGCCGTTGGAGAAACAAGGATATCTAATTGTGAGAACTGAACTGAGCCATTGGCTTCACGGATAACAATTGTACTGCCGATATTTGCAGCTGAACGATTGTCCAGCATATCTGTGTAGTATTTGCCACCAATATTGAGAGAGACGTTGGCAGTATCGCCGATAAAGAGCGTATTGCTTAAAAAGGAATACGCTAATTCGCCTTCGAGTAGTGACGCTGGCGTTGTATTCGCATACGAGCGTTTAATCTGGACTAATGTACTCATTCAGAATATCCTAGAATTAAAAAAAACCGCAGTCGATGAACGGTATCGTTTTTACAATATAAGTATTTGTGTTAGAATTATACACTAGCACGTCGCCATCTTGCTGTCCAGCTGTCACTACGTCGGTCAAGTTGCTAAGAGACATGTTATTAAATTGAGCAACTTTGTTAAAAGTGACTCTACCAATTCGGTTGGTATTCGTTAAATTAACACGATTTGGTAGATTATTATTGTTAACAATAACTCTCATTATTTAGTTACCTGAGGCGTGATGGTTATGATACCTTCTACGATACGCGTGACTTGACTGAAGTTGTCTACCATCTTAACGTCATAAACATATCTGCCAGCCTTGATATTTGCCGTAGTAGCGGCTGAGAGTGCAATATTGACATTGCCCGTTGCCGCATTGATTATTTGAATGGCAAAATTAGCGGTCGGTTTAGTAGAATAGTATGATTTTCTGATTTGCCCAGAGAAAACGTACCCAGCAACATTGATTGCAGTACCATCATCAGCCACTAAATCCAGGTTATTTTCATACGTCGTACCTTGGTCAACTGTTAATTCTGCATAAGGCATGAAAAAATCCTTGCTGTATGGATTAAGGGGAATGGTTCTATTCAAGTATTTATAAATAATAGGACTACCACTTTTCCCAAAAAGAGTTCCCAAGATGCTGGAAAACAGATATACCATAAAGATATGGCAAGGAGCCACATTTGGATTGACTATTACAGTCAAAGATGCAAGTGGTAATACCAAAAATCTAGAAAATTGCACAGCATTAATGCAAATTCGACCAAGTTACTACTCTGGTGGGATAACAGAAACCCTTTCGACCGCAAATGGCGAAATTCTAATTTCTGGTAACACAGGGAATGTCGCATTAGCACTTTCAGCAGCAAGAACTGCAAATATTCCAGTTGATATGTTCGATGATCATACCCCACCAAGAACCAAATATGTGTATGATCTAGATCTTAAAGATTCAGGAAATAATGTAACCAAATTAATCTACGGCGAAGTATACGTCTATGGAGAGGTCACTCGATGAGTATTCAGATTACAAATGACTCAAGCATCATTGTTTATGACAATGCCGTAGTTGGTCCTCAGGGGCATCAAGGTGTACAGGGTGCTACTGGTGCTCAAGGATTCCAAGGTGCCGTTGGCGCGCAAGGACCTGCTGGTGGACCGCAAGGTCCTCAGGGATTCCAGGGTGCACAAGGTTTTCAAGGTTTAGATGGGGTTCAAGGCGCACAAGGCGCACAGGGTTCACAAGGTGATGTTGGCGCACAAGGTGCTCAAGGCGCAACTGGTATTGGTACGCAAGGCGCACAAGGTTTTCAAGGTTTAGATGGAGTTCAAGGCGCACAAGGCGCACAAGGCGTTCAAGGCGCAACTGGAGTATTAGGCACAGCATCAAATGTTGATATCACAAACACTAATGGACTTGCGACACCATACTACATAACATTTGTTGAAGATAGAACAACAGCACAGATCGTTAGAGCAGATGTTGATTTATCATATCGCACAGATACAAATACATTGACTGCTATCAATCTAGCAGCGAACAACTTAATTTTTGCCGATGCTAGCGTTCAAAAAACTGCGTTTGCGGTTGCCACAATTAAAACAACTACAAACGGTTCGGAAACAACACTTTCTAGTGTATCTGGCGCCACTAATTCTATAACAACTATTGGCAATCAATTATCGCTCAGAGTTATATATGACGATTCGAGCGGAACAAATGCAAATGTTCAATATCAATTCGCAACCACTCGATCAGTTCGCGGTAGAAGCACTTTAACCACGGCTAATGCAGTTACATGTGCTGCTGTTGGCGGTACTCCTGTAACTGGATCTCAATGGTACAGTCTTGGCGTTTTAAACAACGAAGCTGATACATTAGTTGCAACGTTGGGTGACGAATCTTTCCATGGATTGTATAGAATTACTTTCATATGTAGACAACTTGCATCAAACGTAGCATCTGGATATGCTTCTATTGAAACACTGCAGACACCCTGACTATCCAATTTGATTAATAAATAATTTACTATTGATGTGATTTGAACTATAATACATGTATGAGCGAAGTGAAAAACCTTAAATTTGAAGATTTACAACCGCATGTAGAAATGCTTTGTGATGCTGTTGAGAATAAGGGTGCCTCGTCATCTGGCATTCCTCACGGCGCATATGAATGTGCCAATCTATACAGAGATCTTCTAAACAAAGCCAGAACAAAGGGCATTGACTACAGCTCGCTTTCATTTGCATTGTATGACACAAAATTATACATGCTAAAGATTGCTGGTTGTCAACATCATCGTTTGTCAAAACTCGCTGACGCGCTTGACATTTTCATAAAAAAAGAATATAATAAATCATGATTTTATTTTTCAATATTATTGTAACTTCTGATGGCATCAGTAAGTACCATAGGCACGACTGGCTCCCTGTCTACGATCGTGTAGACATATTCAAATATTGCCTTGCCAGTTATTCTGCATTAAAGCCAGTCATCACAAAATCAATTTTCTACATTGAACTTGGTACTGAGTTTGAAGATCGCAAAGAAGAACTACAGAGTTACATTTATGAATTGTTTCCTGATTGTGAATTATATTGGCATCGAAATATTGCCGCATTTCAATGGAGAGAAATTTGTAGTAAACATTTCAAAGAAACAGATCTAATTTGGTATTCTGGAAATGATGATCATATTTTTATTGATCATGATTTAGATTTGGTAAAAGAAGCAATTGATCTAATTCAAAATGACGCCGACCCATTGGCTGTTATGTACTATAGTCATTGGCAAGAACAGTGCCGTTTAAGTCACTACATGAAAGGTGAACTCACACAAAGCGGCAATTTTGTGAGGTTTACATATAATAATTTTGATTCAATTCAATTGATGAAAGGAATCAGATTTATAAACTACTGGGAGGGCAGTCAACTCGACGGTATGTTATTACGTCGCAGCGATGCTCTGAATGGATTTTATGTAAACGTGAATGCAAACTTTTATGCACCAACACGTGAACTAGTACGCCATTATGATGGCTATAGTCACCTCGGTGCAAACTTCACTAAAGAAGGTACGATGTCGTCGTATCTTTCAAATATCGCCCCTCCACTTGTAATCCCAGATGGATTTTTTGAAAAGAATCTTAAAATACGATTTGGATATACAGACAGAAAACCTGGTTGGGTTACATTAAACGCAAAGTGCGGTTTGTATACTGCTAAACCCGATGGCGTTGATTACCGTTGGCTTGAATCTGATATTCCGTTGTTCTGGCGCGACCTTATTCAAGAGATTGATTATTCACCAGACTATAACGCAGATGAGCAAGCCTATAATCGTGATTCAGCGTTTGTTGTATCAACTAGATTGCCGATGTGGATGTTCGGACAATATCATGGCGTAGATAAGCCAGAAGATATTCCTTCAATTGATTGGTATAAAAATCACTTAAAGTATGAAAAAAACGAATCTACTGATCCCAATTAATGGATTAGGAAATCGGTTCAAAGAAGAAAATTATCTTCTACCGAAACCTCTAATCAATGTTTTAGGGAAGCCAATGATCTTCTGGCTTCTCGATAATCTAAATCTATCAAACGTAGATAAGATTATTATTCCTTATACAAACGTTCTTGATAACTTTAATTTTCAGACACGTCTGAGAGAAAGATACAAAGTCGAGTTTCTTTTCTTTCCACTGAGCCGACCAACAAGAGGTGCCGCAGAGACGGTTCATCTTGCGCTTCAAGATCTGGATGAAGAAACATTATCAAAAAACATCATGGTTATGGATTGTGATACGTTCTACTTGGATGATATCATTACGAGATATATTCAATCAAAAACAAAGAACGCGATCTTTTATTTCTTTGATACGCAAGACAATCCAATATACAGTTATATCAAACTCACGTCAACTATGTTGGTCGAAGATATTCGTGAGAAACAAAAGATTAGTGATAACGCAAACTGTGGCGTATATTGTTTTGAGAGTGGCGCAATATTAGACCAATACTGTGAAGAACTTATCGAAAAGAATCTGACACAGAAGAACGAACTATATATCAGTGGTGTATACAATCTGATGTTAAAACGCAACATTCAGATTAGTGGTATTGACGTTTCTAATTTCCATTGCGTTGGCACACCATTACAATTAAAAATCTTTTGTGAGAATAATAAATCCAAAGCAGAAAGATTTTGTTTTGATTTAGATGGAACTCTAGTAACTAAACCTCGCGTCGAAGGCAACTATACAACCTGCGATCCAATCGAGGCGAATATCAGTTACTTGAAGCATCTTAAAAAGTTAGGACATTATATTATTATCTCAACCGCAAGAAGAATGCGAACTCATCATGGTAATATCAATGCCGTGGTTAGAGACATCGGTAAGATTACTATAGATCAGTTAGATAATTTTCAAATCCCTTATGATGAATTACATTTTGGTAAACCTTACGCTCATCATTACATCGATGATCTTGCATTCAATTGCAACTTTAATTTAGAAAAGCAGACTGGTTATTACAACTCCACGATTAAGAGCCGTGCGTTTAATAACGTAGAGATAATGGAAAATCTTGTTATCAAATCAGGTAAGATTGAAGGCGAACGTTTTTATTACAACAATATCAAAAATTATCCTGAGGTTGCAAGATATTTTCCAAAACTGTTAGAGCAGACCGACGAGAAGATCATAATTGAAAAAGTCAAGGGTATCAATTTTAGTTACATGCTAATTAACAATTGTTTATCTGAGACTCAATTCAAATTCTTCCTAGAGGCTGTTAAACACCTTCACTCAATCAAAACTGTCGACGTAACTCCAGATTTTGTTAGAATTGAAAATCGTAAGAAGATAACTGATAGATATCGCGAGTACGATTATTCCAAATATTTTAAGAGCAAAGAGACACTAGCAAAAATACTGGAGTTCGTCGACGGTTACGAACACAAACACATATGCATGATTCACGGCGATCCTGTATTCACCAACATACTGATCGACACAAACAACGTCAAACTTATAGACATGCGCGGTAAGATTGGCAATCGTTTCACAGTTGGCGGTGATGCAATTTATGACCTCGCAAAGATCTATCAAAGTCTTACTGGATATGATTTCGTGCTAAATAACGTACAGCTGAATGTAAACTCAGATTTAGTTGTTATGTTTGAAAAATGGGTAGTCGCAGAATACGGAATTGCGATTGCGGATCTGCGTAAGTATACCGCAAGTTTATACTTCAGTTTAATCCCTCTACATAACGATGAAAAATGCCAGCAATACTATCAGCTGGCAAGGGATTTACTTTTGCGTGAATAAAGTTTATAATAGATAAATTGGAAGTGTGCTAGAGCGGTTGAATAGACTTGTCTTGAAAACAAGCAGATCTTTACGGGTCTCGTAGGTTCGAATCCTACCACTTCCGCCAGAATTTATGATAAAAGTTAGAACGTTCGGAAGAGTATTTGAAAAACATTCACCAATTATTTGGTGGTGTATTCGTGCACTTGAGATTGTTACTTGCATTGCTATTATTGCAAATATAGTACATCATTGGTAAATTTTGCCCAGATGGTGGAATGGTATACACGGTGGTCTTAGAAGCCACTGCCGAAAGGCATGGAGGTTCGAGTCCTCTTCTGGGCACCATATTAGGAGCGTGTTATGAAAATTGGAATTGTCGGTAAAGGCTACGTCGGTACAGCGATGTATGAAAACTTCAAGAATTGTTTTGAAGTTGCTGTATGGGATGTTGTTGAGGAAAAAAGAACAATCGACACGTTTGAATCGTTTGTTGATTTTTCTGATATAATCTTTGTTTGCGTTCCAACACCATCAAACGAAGATGGTTCTTGTGATACGTCTGTTGTTGAAGGGATAGTTAAGCACATTGCTATTTTAAATCCGCAAGCGACCGTAGTAATTAAATCGACGGTTCCTCCTGGAACAACTGAGAATCTTTCAAAAGAAACAAGATTAAAGATTGCCTTCAATCCAGAATTCTTAACTGAGGCTAATTACGTTCAAGACTTTCGATACCAACCATTAATTGTAGTTGGCACTGACGATGAAGTCACATCAGAGAAAGTCTGGTCAGTATATTATGAATATGTTGTAAGCGTTGGTTACATGCCATTGATGAAGGGTGTGACAACTAAAGAAGCAGAGATGTTCAAGTATTTGGCAAATTGCTTCTTAGCCACGAAAGTAATCTTTGCTAACGAATTTAAAATTCTATGCGATAAGATTGGCGTTGAATATGGAAACGTTGCAAACGTTGCAAAATTGGACAGTCGTTTGGGTCCAACACATTGGAAAGTACCAGGACCTGACGGTAAGTTAGGATTTGGTGGTTCTTGTTTCCCAAAAGATACCTCAGCAATGGTTGCATTTTCTGACCAAGTTGGAAGTGCATTGTGGTTACTAACAGAAGCCACTTACATAAATGATGAAATTAGAAATAGTGATTTATATCAATCATTGCGTGCGGTTGAAGAAAACGAAAATAAATAAATCATTATGAGTTTAGTATTAGTTGTAGATAAAGGTGGAATGCCTAAAGACTGGATCAACTTTGAACTGGCAGCATGTTACTATGCCAAGAATAAGGTTCTCTGGGAATTAGGCGAAAAGATGAAGACCATGCTTGGTGGACACAATCAGCATGGTGAGCAGTCGCGCATTGATATTTCTTGCATCATTGGTGTAAGTGGTCCATTGCTCGGCGACAAGTTCTATAATCAACAAACTAAATTTGCAGATCGTATGACTCTCTATGCTCGCGACTGGCATATCTGCGCATATTGCGGAGAAGAGTTTTCAACAAGCCAGTTGACGATTGATCACGTTCATCCGAAGTCTCGTGGTGGTACAAACCAATGGACAAACTGCGTCACTGCTTGCCGTCCATGTAATCATCGTAAAGGTGATCGCACACCAGAAGAAGCAAAGATGCATTTGATTTATGTTCCTTATGCTCCAACTGTACATGAGAGAATATTATTAAAGAACCGTAAAGTGCTTGTCGACCAAATGGAATATCTAAAAGCAAGCATTCCTAAAAATTCTAGAGTATGGAGGCATGCGGCATGAGTACTGGCGGAAAGGGAAGTGAGCCACGTCCATTAAGTGTTCCGCGCAAACAGTTTGATGATAACTGGGAGCGCATTTTCGGAAAAAGTAAATCACCGAAAACAAAGACTAAATAAAAAACTGCGGAGTAGACTAGTGGTCAAGTCACTGGACTCATAATCCAGTTTCCGTTGGTTCGAATCCAACCTCCGCTACCATTTTAGAAGTGATTATATGAGCGAAAAGAAACTTTGGAAAAGTATTGATGGTTCTTCGTTAAAGAGTTTGCCTAATGCGGCAAAAGGTTACGAACAGCGAATCACTATCCCTGAATTTACATTTCTTGGTGTACACAATCAACCAGATTTTGGATTCATTACACTTTGGTTCTATGGTAAAGAAAAAACTATTGAACTCAAAAGTTTAAAAGAATACTTGTATCAATATCGTGATACGATTGTTAGTTATGAGAGATGCCTTGATGTAATGTATAAACATTTGATGGCTGCTTATGAACCAGATCGTATTCGATTAGAAATTGAATTTCGTCCACGTGGCGGCATCTCATCCAAGATGACCGTTGATTCAGATTGGGGGCATCTTGGTGGAACAGATAAACTCTGGCAACATCATAAAGATTGACAGAAAACAAAATGATGCGTTGGCTGGAATTTGCCGCGCTGCTCCAGATGGCGTTCATATTCTAGTTGATCCACCTCAACAAGATGCTTTTATTGTCAAGACTGCAATTCAGCAGCAGTGGGACATAGTCTATAAGGCTACAGATCCCTGAACCTATACCAAACCCTCCTTCCAGGAAAGACCGCTGCAATGGGCTTGCAAGCGGTTTTAGACCCATTCGTAAGTCATTGATTTCATTAGGTTTTTTCCAGTTTACTTTTGCCGCAATTTAAGCGATAATGATAATATGGAGTGAGGGGATGTCCCCCTCCACCTAGTAGGAAGGAATAGATTTATGGGTATCACATTAAAACAGCGTCGCGAGATGGTTCAAGTAGAGCGCGACGTAATTAAAGGTTTGCGCGAAGACCAGCAGCGGATTCGCCGAGCGTTGAATCAGGCGCGTCTTAACATCAAGATGCATCAGGAAATCCTCGCGGATGAGCGTAAGTATGCGCGAATCGCGCGCGAGGATGCTCGTGCTCTGCGCCGTGCGAAGCAGATCGCGAAGATGGAGGCTCGCCTCCTCGCTCTGAAGGCTGCTTCGTAAGTTATTGATTTTATTAAAGTTTTTATGCTTTACAAATTTGCCGAAATATAGGATAATGATAATATGAAGACAGTAAGTCAAACCCAAGTCGCGCTGGTGAATGCGCGTCAGGAACTCAAGGACACTCTTGAGCGTGTAAAGGAACTGCGAGTGAAGGTTGCGAATTTTCGCATCGATGCGGCTGCTGAGCGTGCGTTGAATCGTTCGGCGCGTGCTGCTGAACGCGAAGAGCGTGCGGCTGCTCGTGCGGAGAAGCGTGCAGCGAAGATTGCCGCGATGGAGCAGCGTCTTGCTGAGATGCGACTCAAGGCAATCTCGCCGAAGCAGGTTCGTAAGAATCAGCAAAGCCGAGCGCTGGTGTCGTTTACACGGCTGAGCAGATTGCTGAATTGAACAAGACTCTTGGTCTGGTGGAGGTCTAATGAATACTCCATATTACGGAATGTTCACAGACGAAGGCAATGCCGCAGTTCATGAGATCGTCGCTGTTGCGTATCGCATCGATATCTCTTGGATGGTAGTGATGCAGATGTTGGAGAAACTCAGCAGAGTCAAAGGTTTCGAGGAAGCCAGCGACACTGCGGTTCGCGAAGAGGTTTCAGATGCTCTTTATGGGAGATTGAATAATGTCTAATGCAAATCCTCTTGCGCTGGCGAGTGTCAGCGATATCAAGACTTTGGTTTCGACTGGTGCGGTTGCTCATGCTGATGCGATCGTTCGTGTTGACGTAGTGTTGTCTCGTCGAATTGCTGAAGGTAAAAGAGTGCGATGGACTCGTCTGCGCGAGTGGCTCGTGCGAGAACAGGCTCAGCAAGATTGTGTGAATTCTTGATGAGTAGAGACGACCTCAAAGGTACGATTATTGGAAAGCCACAACATGAAGACGAGGAACAGTCTCTAGGAGACATGATTAGAGAGGAATTGCCCGATATTAAACGAAAGCGTGGCTTCCTTTGTATCGGTGGTCCTGCTTTATTGGGTGGAGTGATATCAGGTCTAAAGGGCGAACTTCCTACTTGGAAATTGAGATTGGCTTTTATGCTAGTAGCACCTTTGACTGGTGGTTTTTTGGGTGCTGGGTATTTGCTTGCCTGGCTTTTTCTTGATAAGGAGTGATGATTGTTATGAGTTCTTTGAATATTGAAAGTGTAGATTTGCGTGCGATTACGAAAGAAGTGATTCGTGAGATTGTGTTGGAGCGAGTATTCGCGACTAAAAGTAAATTTGTCTCAGAAGTAAGTTTTGATGAGTTGACAAATTCTGATGAGACTGAGAATCGCACGTTAGTGTGGGATCGTAGTTTCCGAAAGGATTTGATGAATATCCCTGTCGGTGGCGCTCAGTATTTCTCGCGTCCGCGAAGTTTGAGTCCGAGTAAGCACCGTGCGCGTTATGCTCGCGCTCGTTATTCGCTTCGTAATTTCTTCAATGCTGACTTCAAGTTCAGTCGTACTGCGACTGGTCTTAAGATCGAGCGTCTGAAGTAAAATTGCGGGTCGGGGGGGAAATATCCCCCCCGACTTTACTTTTGCCGATTGCTATTATATAATTGTATTGTCCGTTGTTATTGAGGTTTTTTTATTATGGCTAAAATGATTAATCCGTCGGCTTCGATGCTGACGCTTTGGGGTCTTATGAAGAGCGGCAAGCACGTCGACTTCGAAGATATTGTAAAGGCTGTTGGTCAGAAGCGCAACAGTGTTATGGTTCTTATCTGCACCATGCGCTTTGACTTCGGTGCCGAGATCGAGACTGAGCGTGATGGTCGTAAGGTTAAGAGTTATAAACTCTTGAACCCTGATACCGTTGCCCCTCGTATGGTTGCGAAGAGCAAGCCTGCGAAGGTCAAGGCTGCGAAGGCAGTCAAGGCTCCGAAGGTTTCGGTTACACAAACCAAGACGACTGCTTCACGCAAGTCAAAGGTAGTTGATGAGTCTGCGATCGAAGACTTTGGCGTCGAGGAAATTTCTGACGTAGAGTTGGCTGATCTGAAGGAACAGTTGGGTATCTAATTGTCGTTCTCCAAGGGGGACTTCGGTCCCCCTCTTTTTTTATAGGTAACAAATGCCATCATTCATTAATAAATTTTCATCCAAGCAGTCTGATTGGATTCGGTTGAGAGATTTGCCTGGTAGCCAGAATGGTAAATGGGCGAAGATGTCTGAAGACGGTAAGGTTGGCGTTTATCTTGTAGCACTTGATACAGATGTTGCAGAGATCGAAAAGAATAACTTTCTTTGTGAGAGGAATGGTTATATCGGTCAGTCTAAAGATATTGTAATGCGAACATCGAATATCAAGGCGACTGTAAATTCTAAAAGCAATATCCCTTATCATAACGCTGGTGTTTACATTCGTAATCGTCTTGATAAGTTTGCGCTCGATCGTTATGTCGTAAAGTATTTTTACGTTGATGACCCAGCACGATTAACTGAGTTTGAGCAATCATTTCATGCAGAAATGCAATCAAAGTTTGGATTTAATTTTTCCTGGCGCGAGGCTTCGGCTGGTAAGGATGGTAAACTTGAGCAGATGATTTCAAGTCTCTCGAATCTATCTGATGATGAGAAGATTGAACTTCATAAAGTTATTCGTGCCGAAGTGAAAGAAATTATCTTCCAACGTCACCTCGATGAAATTGATGAGGAATCATAAAATGTCTACTATCAAAACGACTGATGAAGAATTGATGGCGATGGAAATCTCATACGCACATCTTACTTCTAAATTTACAGACGAAGGATTCAATCCATACGCCTGTGCTGCGTCAATGGTCAAACTTGCGTTTATGATTTACAAAACATCAATGAACGCTGAAGACTATAATATGATGATTGATTCTATCTCTGATAGTCGAGATAAGATTAAATCGTTTGTTGAAGTGGGAGAAGTCTCACGATTAAACTAATAGGAGTTCATCGTGAATATCTTTTATCTCGATAACGATCCAAAAACTGCCGCGCAATATCATCTAGACAAACACGTTGTTAAGATGATTATTGAATACGCGCAATTAATGTCGACTGCACATCGTATTCTTGACGGTAATCTGTATCTGGATAAGACAGCGAATGGTCGTAATATCAAACGCTGGAAGTTGGATGATTATCGCGAGCCTATACTATACAAGGCATCGCACATCAATCACCCCTCTGCTATCTGGACACGCGAAGATCTTTCGCACTATCAATGGCTTTGGAATCTTGCGTCTGAACTCTGTCAGGAGTATCGCTATCGTTATGGCGGAATGACTGACAAGCAGCACAAAACTTCGGTTGTAATTCAAAATCTAAGTTTCGCTCCCAATAACATCCCCAGAGACGGTTATTTTAATGAGCCGCCCCAAGCCATGCCCGATGACGTCAAGGTTATAAACAAGTCCGTTGAGGCTTATCGGAACTATTACCGAGTCTATAAGAAAAGGTTCGCTACTTGGAAAGTTAGGGGTACGCCAGACTGGTATAAATAATGAAATGAAGAAGTTTTCTGAATTTCAATTATCACAACTAGGCAATCTTTCGGTTTGGGATATTGATGAAACCCTATTCCAGACAAAGGCGCGTGTACACGTTGTGAAAGATGGACGCCGTGTTAATTCTCTCTCTAACAGAGAATTCAATACTTACAGACTCAAGCCAGGTGAGCAATTTGACTTCTCAGAATTTAAGAGCGCCGAACTCTTTAACAAAACATCTATTCCGATTCAAAGAGCAATTGATAAGGCTGCTAGAACGTTACAGGCATATTCAAGAATGCCAAATAGTAAGGTTATCGTGTTGACTGCTCGTTCAGACTTTGATGATCCACATAAATTCCTAAATACATTTGAAAAGTATGGATTGAATATGAAGAGTATTCATGTTCACCGAGCAGGTAATCTAGGAATGCCCGCTGCTCATGCCAAGAAACTATACATTCAACAATATCTAAACACAGGGAAGTTTAAGGAAGTCAATCTGTTTGATGACGATCCAAAAAATCTTGAAGTGTTCTTAACGTTGAAGCGCGAATACCCGACAGTAAAATTTAATGCGTACCTTGCGTACCATGGATATTTTAAAAAGGTTTGATATATGCCGACTTATGAGTTCGTGAATACAAAAACTAAAGAAATCGAAGAACACGCAATGTCTATATCTGCCTATGATCAATTTAAGGCAGACAATCCTCATCTAGAAAGATACTATAGCGACGCGCCAATGTTCAGTTACTCGGGAACAGGCGATATGGCTGGCAAGAAAACGGATAATACTTGGAAAGAAGTTGTGCATAAAATTGCAGAACAGAATCCAAGAAGCCCACTTGCCGATAAAGTTCTTCGCAAAGATTCGAAACGAATCAAGACCGATCAAGTTATCGAAAAGCATCGCAAAAAGCAAGCCGCCCAAGCAAGGGGGAAGTGAGGAAGTTTTGAGTAAGAAAAAAAACGGAAACACTGTTATTGAATTTAGTGAAGGGCAGGTTGAGAAAAAACCTCAACGTATTAAAGCAGCCGAGTTAAAACAATTTGAACCGTTAACATCAAACCAAGCAAAGTTCTTCGAAGCATATAAACGTGGCGACTACTTTACAATGTTATGTGGATCTGCTGGTACAGGTAAAACATTCATTGCTTGCTATCAAGCCATTCAAGAAGTGCTTGATAAAACATCTTCGTTTCATCGAGTTGTTATTGTACGTTCCGCTGTACAATCTCGAGATCTCGGATTCACTCCAGGATCTGTAGAAGAAAAGATGAGTCTTTACGAACAACCTTATATACAAATTTGCCATACATTATTTGGTCGTCGTGATGCGTATGATGCACTCAAAGAATGCGGAAGAATTGAATTTATCTCTACAAGTTTTATTCGTGGTATGAGTTTTGATGATGCCGTTATTATTGTTGACGAATGCCAGAACTTGACTTGGGAAGAGTTATTAACTATAATGACTCGTGTAGGATACCGTTCTAAGATTATTTTTTGCGGCGACTACAAGCAAACAGACTTGTATCGTAATAACAAGGACAAGTCTGGTATGAAGAAGTTTCATGAGATTGCTAAAATGATGCAATCGTTTACTAATATTGAGTTTACCACAGAAGATATCGTTCGTTCAAGTTTGGTAAAAGACTTTTTGATTGCGGTCGAAAAGTATGAACGAGAAGAACATGCGTCAGCAGAATGGGGAATTAAAAAGTAATTTATGTTTAATCATATAGATCATAACTTCCCAGAACTTCAGCAAGAAAATGTGTTGGGTTCTAGGATGTACGTTGCCCCTAATGGCAATCGTTACGCGTCAGTAACTACGGTTCTTTCAGATTATAAGAAAGAATCTCTTATGGAGTGGCGCGCAAAAGTTGGTGAAGCGAAAGCCAATGAAATTTCTAGAAAGGCTACTACGCGTGGCACAGGCGTACACAAAGCACTAGAAATGTATTTGAATAATGAAGACGTCTCTCAATTAGAAATGATGCCTAATGTTAAGTCATTGTTTGTAAGAATGAAAAAAGAGATTGATGAAAAGGTGAACAACATTCATTGTCTTGAAGATCGTTTATATTCCCATCAATTACGTTTGGCTGGTACGGTGGATTGTATTGCAGAGTATAAGGGCGAACTCTGTGTTATTGACTTTAAAACATCTATTCGATTAAAGAAGAAAGAACATATTGGCAACTACTTTATGCAGGGCGCTGCTTATGCTACTATGTTTACTGAAATGACTGGGTTGCCAATAAATAGAGTTGTGATTCTAATTGGTGTTGATACAGCAAACTTTTGCCAAACTATGTATGCTGAAGGTGATGAACTTGCGGCATATAAGGCTGAGTTACAAACGTATATCGACAAATATTACGAAAAAACTTTACTTTTGGATGAAGATGTAGTACAATAGACTATGTCTGGTATTATGAGGAAACTCAATGAAACGTATTCTTGCTATAACTGCCGCCCTCCTGATTGGCTCCGTAAGCATCAGCGCAAAAGCACAAAGTACGGAACAAGTCCTGGGTGCAATTGCTGGGGGCGCACTTGGAAGCACTATCGGGGACGGGGACGGTCGTAAGGCTGCTACTGTAATCGGTGCTATCATTGGTTACCGCAATGGTGAGGCTATACTTGGATCAGCCGATCGATTATCATATAATGAATCATACACGGATCGTCGACAAAGGTTTGAATATTATTGTTCTAAAGAAGTTCCTATTCACTATATGGAAAATTATAATTTAGCACGCAATTGGATTCGTGGTTGCGTACAAAAATTGCAGCGTCATCAACGCGATCTCGAACGTCAAGCCTACCTTGACGGACTCAATAACTGATAGTTAGAATCTATCGAATCCATTTAATCAATTAATGTTTCTGAAACTCAAATGTAACGATTTGGGTGCTATATATTGTTGTTCTTTTACAAAGGAGTGTGTTATATGAAAACTGTTGGTGATAAGTTAACACCGTTTAGTGTTACTGGTGTCAAGCCTGGTGCGCTTGACCCTGCAACTGGTTTCGAAACGATTACTGATCTTTCTTTTGAAGGCAAGTGGAAGGTCATTGTATTCTATCCAAAGGATTTTACTTTTGTTTGCCCAACCGAAATCGTGGCATACGACAAGTTGAACAAGGACTTCGCTGATCGCGATGCGGTTCTTTTGATTGGTTCAACTGACAATGAATTCTGTAAGTTGGCATGGAAGAATGCTCACGAAGATCTCAAGAAGACTACTTCATGGTTCTTCGCTGATACGCAGCGCGATGTGAGTGTCTATGATGACGAGAACAAGAGCCTCGTAAATCAACTTGGTGTGTTCTTTCAACCTGCTGGTGCGGCACTTCGTGCAACCTTTATTGTTGACCCAAGCAACGTGATTCAGCACGTTACGGTCAACAACCTCAACGTTGGTCGTAATGCAGATGAGACACTTCGTGTTCTCGATGCATTGCAGACAGGTGAACTTTGCCAGTGCAACCGTCAGGTTGGTGAAGCAACTCTTAACGTTCTATAATAGGAAAAGTAACTAAATGAAAAAACTAATCATTGGATTGATGATGTTATCTGCGCCAGCAATGGCTCAAGACCGTGTGGCACAGTATGACTTTGACAAGGATGGCAAAGTTTCTTTTGAAGATGTGAATCGTTTCTGCACAGTTTCAAAGGCACTCTTTGATCGTGCTGATAAGAACAGTGATGGATTCTTAACCAACGGAGAGATGCAGTCAGCACGCCGTTATCTCTTCTCACGTTGCATGGAAATGCCAAAGAACGGCTAACGCCTAAATATTACTACCTTTGCAAAAGGAGTAGGATATGTCTGACGTGAAACAAGTAAAATGTGGTTGTGGTCGTAGTCCAACAGGCTATTGCGTTGGTCTCCATTCAATGACAAATGAGCAATACAAGGCTCATCTTGACCAACAGCAGAAATCATTGAACGAACAAGCCAAACCACAATTTCTAGTTGATTAATGGTAGTAAACCTTTGACTAAAGGTGTTTCGGACGTGGGTTCGACTCCCACCTTCTCCACCATCGACGGGGAAGTAATGGCTTCGACGGGGCAAGTAATAACCCAAAGGCTACCAGTGAGGCGACTGACTTAATCAGCGCAAAAAAAGTAAACGCAAACGATGATGTTTACGATCTGCCTCTCGCTGCTTAATTGTAGTAAAGAGTAACAGAGTTTGACTCACTTGGTAACAGAACGAGTCTGGGGTGGTGGTGCGAACCACCACCCTTTTCTTTCCACTGCAATAATGGAGACTTAAACATGAATGCAGTAGATATATTACATCATGTAGAAAAATATTTTGATCGCAACCATAGTTTGTTCTGTATGTGGGGTGGGCTTTTTGCGTTGATATTTTTCACACTATACATACCATTCAGTATGGTAGATCGTATGCAAAACAAACTTGAAGCACAACAAAATGCTAACGTGCTTCTACATTCTGAAATTCAAACTCTCAATCGCAAAGTAGAGTTTCTAAATCTTTCCTATGAGAAGAAACAAGCAGTCATGAAAGAGGTTGAATGCTTGGCTCGCAACATCTACTTCGAAGCAGGCGGTGAACCACGTGCTGGCAAGATTGCTGTTGCCGAAGTAACCATGAATCGCGTTAAGAGCAAACAATATCCTAGAACTGTTTGCGGTGTTGTTCACCAAAAGATCAAAGGCACGTGTCAGTTCTCTTGGGTCTGTGAAGGGAAAAATAAAGTTCGTCGTAGCAGTGACGCGTGGCAAGACTCAGTTAAAATTGCTGAAAACATTTTGATTTCTAAAAAAGAATACGGTATAATAGGTAGTGCCAAACACTTTCATGCCGTATATGTTAATCCTAGTTGGGCTGAAAGCAAAAGGATGATTAAGAAAATTGGTCAGCATATTTTTTATCATTGAGGTTTTATGAGAATTATTGAAGATGTTAAGTTAGATTTTAAAGATGTTTTGATCACGCCCAAACGGTCAACTCTCCATTCTCGCAATGATGTTACACTCGAAAGATCATTCAGATTTAAACATGGTGGCGAGTGGTCTGGCGTTCCAATCATTGCTGCTAACATGGATGGTGTTGGCACTTTTGAGATGGCTGAGGAACTGAATAAACATAGGTGTTTAGTTGCTGTCACCAAACATTATAATCTACTTGAACTAACAAATCATTTTTTCTTAAGATTGCACAGCAGCGTTTATTCATTAGGTATTTCTGATGCAGATTTAAAAAAGTTTGATGAGGTTTATAACTCTACTGTTCTCAATCAAACTATGAGAGTTTGTATCGATGTTGCGAATGGATATACGCAAACGTTTGTTGATTTTATTAAACGATTTCGTTATGAATATCCAGATGTTGTATTGATGGCAGGTAATGTTGTCACGCCAGAGATGACTGAGGAATTGATTCTCGCAGGCGCTGACGTTGTGAAAGTTGGCATTGGTCCTGGCTCTGTGTGTACCACGCGCAAGCTGACAGGCATCGGCTACCCGCAGTTGAGTGCAATTATTGAATGCGCTGACGCTGCACATGGTCTCAAGGGTCATATCATAGCGGACGGAGGGTGTTCCGTTCCTGGAGACATTGCGAAAGCATTCGCTGCGGGTGCCGATTTTGTGATGCTCGGATCAATGCTTGCTGGCCATAAAGAAGGGTTGCCTCCAGGATACACTGATACAGTTGAAGGCAAATCACTAGTGGATTTTTATGGTATGAGTTCAAAGTCAGCCATGGATTTACACAATGGTGGTGTGGCAAGTTATCGCGCCAGTGAAGGCAAACATGTCAAAATCCCATATCGTGGCGAGGTAAGCAGAACACTATCAGAAATTCTAGGTGGTCTGCGTTCGGCATGTACTTATGTTGGAGCGAGTGAATTGAAAGAGTTGAGCAAGCGAACAACGTTTGTTCGTGTAACTCAACAATTAAACAATTCCTTGAATGCTTATGAGATCTAATAAAATGGCAACGCGCGAAGAAAAAAATAACTTCTCTATGATGATTATGCAAATGGCAATCTTAGAAAAAATTGATCATATGGATGCAGTAACAACTTATTGTGAACGTAACAATTTAGAGATTGAAGTTGCAGCAACATTGATTAATGATTCTCTTAAGAGTATTATTCAAGGCGAAGCAATGGAGTTACGGTTTCTTCCACGCGGAGGTAGGTTGCCGCTGTGAATGGTTACGACTTATACTGCACTTATCAAGCCATCAAGTTGCATTTCGGTTCAGAGAATTATAACTTCTTTCATTATGATGGCAAAACTAGAGTGTCGATAGATGCATTTCAAAAACGCCGTGACAAGTTTTTATTTCACCGTCTTGCGAGGAAGTATCGCGACGATGAGATGGTTCCATTTCTGGTTGCTAATTTTGTACACAGTGATGATAATTGGACCAAGTCTTTGCTCGAAGACGAGGCTGAAGAAACTTATCGGAACTGGAAACGAACCACCGATTCTATGAGCAAGATTTATGTCGAGGATCTACAAAAGATTGCGACAAAAGAAACGTTCAATAATTTATTTAAAGTTGAAGATGGACAATTTCCAAAGTTGTTAGTTGCATTTCTCCAAAAAGATGTAACGATTGAGACGATGGTTATCCTCAATAACATCTTCGACTTTATCAAAATTTGGGATAAGAAGATTTCTGATGATATCATCTACCCAAAAGTATCAAGAAAGATTCGTAAGTATGGATCATTCTTGAATGTGAATGTCGATAAGTATAAATTGCTTACAAAGCAAACTTTACTTGGCGATAATTGTGATATATAATAGTATGGTAATGAAAAAAGTGGATAAGTCGATATACAATTTATACAACGCTATACGGAGTAAATACAAATGAGTCTATCTAATCTTAAGAAGGGTTCGTCCCTTGACAAATTGAAGAAAGCAGTTGAGCAATCTTCAGCAGGTAATGGTGGTGGCAAGAACGTTGATGATCGTTTTTGGCAACCAGAAGTTGATGCCGCTGGTAATGGATACGCAGTTATCCGATTCCTTGATACACCAGCAGTCGACGGTGAAGATGGTCTTCCTTGGGTTCAAGTTTGGTCTCACGGATTCCAAGGTCCAGGTGGTTGGTACATCGAGAATTCTCTCACTACACTTGGTAAGGCTGATCCTGTTTCTGAATACAATACAGTTCTTTGGAATTCTGGCATCGAAGCCAACAAGGAAATTGCTCGTAAGCAGAAACGCAAGTTGACCTACATCGCAAACGTTCTTGTGATCTCTGACGCAAAGCGTCCGCAGAACGAAGGTAAGGTTTTCCTCTATAAGTTTGGTAAAAAGATCTTTGATAAGATTAAGGAAAAACTTGAGCCTCAGTTTGAAGATGAGAAGCCATTGAATCCTTTTGATTTCTGGAAGGGTGCAAACTTCAAGGTCAAGATTCGCAACGTTGAAGGTTATCGTAACTATGATAAGTCAGAGTTTGATACCGCTGCTCCTTTGTTTGATGGTGAAGATGCTCAAATCGAAAAGGTTTGGAAGTCTGCACATTCTCTAAAGGATTTTCTCAAGCCAGAAAACTTCAAGTCCTATGATGAACTCAAGGCGAAGTTGGGCAAGGTGCTTGGGGCAGGTGGTGTTCCAGCTGCTACAGCAAAGCGAATCGATGATGAAGAAGCGAGCGCTCCAGTCATTAGATCTGCTGCTGCGAAGAAAACTGTTACTGCAGAAAGCGTCACTGTCGAAGATGATGACATGGCGTTCTTCGAGAAACTGGCGGCTGAGTAATTTTCTTTAGAAAACCGTAGATGTTTTCAGGGGGACTTCGGTCCCCCTTTTTTTATCCCATATTGAAATTAGAGTACGTCGATGGATGATCAAAATCTTGAGCAAGTAAACGATTAAACGTACTTTCTTTATTTCCAACTTCAATATTATCTTTCTTTTCTTTTTTCGGCATCATATTATTATTGACGATTCTTTGTACAATCGGCGTGCCGTTCGGTGTCGATCTTACTGAAACTTCACCTGATTGTATTCTTCTATTCATTTCAATAATTTCTGCGCCACTACTTGTAGGAACAGCAGTAGATAACTCTGGTTCTGGTTTTGGTGGTACGCTACCACCCATAACGCCAGCGTCACGAGCGGCAAGTGCTGCATCAATTCCAACAGATGCAGTTGTTCCAATACCAGGAACCGTTCCTGCTAAACCAGACCCTGCTTCCATCGCAGCGCCAGTCCAATCACCAGCCATTGCTCTTGATGCAGCAAAACCTAATCCAGCAATTGCGCCAACAATAGGAATTTTCTTTAAGGCAGATTTCAATACTGCTTTGCCGACCGCTTTGCCACCAATTTTTGCTGCAGTTTTCCCTGCAGTTTTTCCAGCTGCCGATCCAACACCACGACCTAATAATGATCCTGCTATACTTCCTAACAAACCACCACCGCCACCATCTTCTGATTTAAAGAGTTCTGGATTTTCGCTTTTAATTTCTTCAAATGCATCTTTAAGTGCATCTTTTAATAATGTCTGCAATTCATCAGGTTCAATTTGACTTGATACTGGTTTCTTTTCCGCAATACCTTCAAGTGCAGGTTGTAGTGAACCAACGTCACCCTTTACCTCAGATAGAGGCGTTGTGGTAGATGGTGTTGCACCCGACTCACCACCCGTTTTCGGCATAATAGCACTGAGAATTGGATATTTCTTACGAACAATGTCCATACCTTTTTCAAAAATACTTGAAGATTTTTCTGCAGCTGCTTTAGGTATCGCAGTCGGGGCTGTTTGTTCTGTGTTATCAGAAGAACGTTCTGATGGCTGATCTGATGGTGTTTCGTCTTTGCTTTCTTCAGCAGTAACTGGTTTCTCTACAACAACTTCGCGAACAACTTCTTTAAGATTTTCTTTTGTTGTGATAATCCCGCCTTCGCTTTTCTCTGTTCCATATGGTAAATCATCACCACCAGAGGCGACGGGCGCAGCTCCCATAATTTGACCAACCTGTTCACGAACGCGACCTTGTAGCGATTGTAGAATTTGATTGTTCTGTTCGCCAATTGCGTCAGTTTTTTTGGTGATGGCAGTCATTGATTCAGCCATACCTACAATCAATTTTTTGAGTTCTTCTATTTTTCTAAGAACACGTTTTGAGGAAGTTCCACCACGAGAACCCAAACCGAATCCAGTTCCAAACCCTGATTCAACGTCTGGGTCAACATTGTATTTTTTCTTCAGAGTTTGACGTGCGAGTTTCTTATCTTCTTTAGAAACACCTTGGATACCGAACGCACCAGTTATAACTTTGGCTAATGCTGCACTGTTGAGTTGTTGAGCAATTCTTGACTCAATAAAACCCATGCCTTGTGAACGTGCTTGAAGTTGCTGTACTTCAGCAAACCCACCAATAATTTTTTTAGCTGCTTTAATCATTTCTTCCTACGTTTTCTACCTTCGGATGCAACCTTTTCGTTTTGTTGTCTGATACGCTCATTTTCTTCTTTGACGTGTTTACTCACTAACGCAACATAGGTCATTCGTTCCCATGGCATCATTGACTCAATTTCACTCAAACTATAATGATGGTACTGCATCAAAGAGAAGTTTGTCAAAAAATAACTTCTCAAATTTTCATCACGAAGGCTTATTCGAAAAAATCTAGGAGTCCCTCCAAGTAAATCCTATGTTCTTTTCTACATTTTCTACACAACGCAGTTGTCTCATACTTAACTTTGGGTATATCGTCAAAAAACTCTTGCAATATTAAAAATTGCGGTTGTGTCAAATTACTAATGAACTCTTTAAACTCACCATCAGCCATTTCTGATGGTTTATAAACTTGTTCAGAATCAAACAAATACTCTGTGCATTTCTCAATCAATTCAATAGCAGAGTCAATATCAGTGCGTTTGCTTGATAGTATTTCAGAAACGTCCATAGTTGGAAACTTTAATTTAATACCAACTGTATCCGTTAACTGAATAGTTGTTTTAATTTGTTTAATTTCTAATGCCGCCTTCAACAAATCAATTTGAATCATAACCTGCCCTTTACACTTTTTATCATCAACAACATTTTCGCAGATATATTCAAGTTCAACTTGTTCGCCCATTGAACGTGCTCTTAAATTTAAGAACAATAACTCAAGTTCATGTAATGGTAGCGTTTCTACATCAACTCCTTCTGTAACAATACAGTTTTGTAAAACCTGTTTAGTAGAATTAAGAATTGTATTAAAATCATTAGATTCTAATGCAATAAGTAATATCTTTTCTTCCTTAACAATAAATGGTCTGAACTTAATCTCTTTATCGAGGGAAGGTATAAACACACTATAAGTCGGCAAATCTAACATAGGCAAAGCCATAATATTATCCTCTTTAATTATTCTCCAAGATTAATGTTTGGTGGTGTGATAGTATTCTTTAAATCGACGGTTGGCGGAGATAGATTTGGTTCCGCCAACGTAACTTGCGGTTGTGGAATATCTTTTTGAAATGGAATATCACGCACTCCACGATTTCTATTTCTAAGAACTGTTTCCTGAGTATTGCGTAATCTTTGTTGATTCGCTTTAGCCGATCTTACTTGTTGAGCCGCATCTCGACTTGAACTTATCGCTTGTTCTTGTTCATCGCGCGAACCAGTCTCAGACCAATAGCGATATGTCATGGTAACAGTTACGCGATGAAAGTTATCATCGCCCCAAGTTACGGGCATTGCGTTTACTTGAATAGGATAGGCTTCGATAAGTTCGCAACTGTATGCGGTAACTTCATCATCAGTAAGTTGTTCGATTATAACTCTCGAAACATATGATTCTCGATACTCAAAATCAAAACTGTTTTGTGGATTGATCGCAGCAATCCATTCATCAAATACTCTCTTTTCAACTAATGAGGCATCGCACAAAAAGGTAAATGACACATCATTGTAGTTAGACATATATGGCATCTTAAAGGTTGGACCATATATTCTGGCATCAGAAGTTGTTAAGTCTCTGCCAGGCAATTCAGCGGCTTCGCAATTTAAACTAATCTGACGATAGTCGTCAGCGTTACCAGTAATTGGTGGAGTAACAAATATAACGCGGAAGCGATTGGTTCTGGCTAATCCCTTTCCACTAATTCTTGATACAAACGCACTCACACTAAAACGATTTGTTCCAGTAAGTGCAATTTCTTCTTCAGCTGATGCCATCTTTATTTCCTATAAACAAACTTTGCCACAGGTAGGAAACATGCAGTTTCCCATTGGTCTGGCTCAACGTATATAATTGACGAAGTAATGTGATTCAACAAATATCGTTTAACGCACGGTCTGAATATTTCATAACGTCGAGATTTAGATAACAAATCATACGACAAATTAAACTTGGTCGTATTATCGTATTTATCATTATTTAAGAAATCCATCAAACGATCCAATAAGAATAGACGGTTCATTGGATCCAAATAGTGTAAATTCATGCCCAAAAACCCATCTGAGTAGATTTCCATGGGTATCATTAGCGGGAATCTGTCCCAAACTGGGAGAATGTCCTTTAGTTTTGCGTCGTATCCAAAGAAATACATTCTACCGACGAAGGCTTTGGCGGCTATTCGACTAGGATCATTTAGAACGTTTGAGCGATTTGCGGGTAATTTTAATGTGGAAATCTTACCCATAAGCCAAGAACGAACCTCACTGGTGCGGGGTTCAATACCCTTTTCCCTGAGTTCTTTACCTATTTTGTCGAGTAATGATGGCATTATTTCTTCGGAAACAAGTTATCCTCAGTAACGACCAAGAACTTCCAATTACGATCTAGGCAATATTGTTCCGCTGCCTTCCATTTAGATTCGTTTACACCCCAAGTTTTGACTTCATTAATATACCGAGGTGTGATTCGTTTAGGTGTTTCTGGTGGTTTGGTTTGATCTTTCGGCTTGACCTCTATTACCATAGCCTCGATTTGATTGTTTTTGTTTTTTACTCTAACAAAAAAGTCTGGAAAATATCGATGCCATCTGTTATCCACAGGTGATAAATAAGGTATGACGATCTCCTCATTTGACCAACCTATTACATTTGTATTCAGATCTAGGTGGACCATAACGCTACGCTCCCAGAGCGAACGCCAAACTATGTTCGTAGGATCACCTAAATATTTATTGACATTTTTTGGGCTGAATTTACCCTTGTAGGATTTTCTCATAACGTTTATTTAGGAACCTTTTAGATGCCCACAGTTGAGCAACAACAAATTCTCGAGATAAGAAATCCTGGTACATCGGTCACAACTGGCAGTACTATGGATGATCAAGAGGGTCGACTTCGCGATTTAGAAAATCCATCCAACACAATTCAGAATATCCGATATCCTTTAGATCTTGGTACTGATACTATCTACAAACATTTGATGCGTATCAATATCTATAAACAAAGAATATCTAAATTTCAAACAGGCACCCTCGGACCAAACGCTTTTGATGATGAAAAGGCTGGTGCTTCGAAAGTAAAAGAAATTGATAATGTAATTGTAGGTGGCGCTGCACTTGGAATAGGAAAGTTGGTAAGTGGAGCGGCTGGTGTATTAGGTGGTTCTGCTGCCGAAACTGTGGTAAACGGCGCAGGAAAAGCAGCGGCGGCAGCAACTGGTCTTGCTGCTATTTCTGGTAAAAGCCTTGAGAGAAAAACGGTTAAAGAACCTGTTGCATATATCAGTTTGTATATGCCAGAAACTTTAATTTTTACTGATCGCCACGATTTTGATCCAGTTTCGGTCACGGAAGCCCTCGGCTCAGTTGGTGTTGCTGGTGCGGTTGTTCCTGGTGGCGGTGGATTTACTGCTGGTGAAACTGGCGGCGCTGCAGCAGAAGCCAGCGGAATGTTTGGAAATGGTATTAAAGACATAGCCTTGTTTGGAGAAGGTTATGCGATGAACCCTCAACTGGAAATTCTTTATAAGGGTTCTAAGAACAGACAGTTTATCTACTCATTCAAATTTACTCCTAGAAGTCAAAAAGAAGCTGAAGCCGTTGAATCTATTATTAAGACACTTCGCTTTCATGCTTCACCAGAATATGGCGCAGCGGCTAATGCTTCTCGTTATTTCATACCACCATCTGAATTTGATATTGAGTTTTATATTGGTGCGGAAAAGAATACGCATTTGCCAAGAATTGCTCAATGTGTTTTAGAAAATATTGACGTCAACTACGCTGCGGCTGGTCAATACTCAACTTTCGTTGATGGTACACCAGTTGAAATTACGATGCAAATTACCTTCACTGAAACGATCGTTCTTACTAAAGAAGACATTGATAGCGGATTCTAAACATGCCATATTTCAAAGAGTTTCCAAAATTAGTTTATTCTACTTCTTTAGGGATAAAGAATTTTAAAACCGTAACAAATATTTTCTCGAACGTTCGTTTTCTGAGAGAAGTTCTTTTAAATTCAGATATCTACTACAACTATGATGTGAAGGATGGAGAACGTCCAGAAGATATTGCTAGTAAATTGTATAAAGACCCAGAAAAACATTGGATTGTTTTATTAGCCAACGGTATTGTTGATCCACAATATGATTGGGTTATGGGACAACAACAATTTAACGATTACATTATAAAGAAGTATTCCTCAGTAAATCTACAATTAGCGAATACAGATCTTTATGTGTCAAATTACATTTTAAATGAAACTGTATATCAAGGTGATTCTTTAGACGATGCATCTATGACTGCACAGGTTGCCGCATTCAACAGTGGAACTAAAGTATTACAAATCAAGTTTCCATCACAAACTATTGCAAATAGTGAAAGTATTACGGGAGTCACTTCAAACGAAAGTCATAATATTGTTTCTATGACAATGAATGATGATGGATATAACTGGGCGATCAATACAACAAGTTACTATACAGTAACAGAAACAAGATATAATAGTTTTGACAAAACTAAAAATACAATTCATTACAATGTATCAACCCTGGATTTCAATTATCAAAACAGTACTGTTGCAGGCAGACCTCTGGGTGCATCAAATACTGCAACGCAATTAGTCGATGGCACTATTCTTTACATTGATACGTTTGTTGGTCCAAAGAGTTATTATGATTTTGAAGTTGATGCTAATGAAGCCCGTCGTAAAATCAAATTACCAAAACCTGAATATGTTCAAACAATAGAACAACAATTTAAACGATTAATGAGAAACATATAATATGGCGGCTGGTGATACATTTAATTATGACATTACAGCAGTTGAACTTATAAGTTCAACTGGTTCTGCAACCAACATAAAATTTATGGTGCAGGATTTTAATCTTTATGAAAGTATTTTCAATACCGTTTTATCGGGTGACCTTTATATTTGGGATGGTAACAACATATTGACCGATTATGATTTACATGGGAACGAGTATCTAATGGTTCGTTTCCAAAAATCTGATTTACCGCCAATCGAAAAGTATTTTAGAATATACAAAATATCGAATGTTAAATTTAGAAATTTAAACTCTTTTGAGTATTTGATTCATTTTTGTTCAGAAGAATTTGTTATTAATCAACAAAAACGTATTTCTAAATCATATAAGAACGTGAAGAATCACGAAATTATTAAAGACATTTTAGAAAATCAATTACGAGTTGATACGAAAAAGATTTTAGATATTGAAGAAACGGTTATTCAACAAAATTTAATTGTGCCAAATTTAAAACCATTTGAAGCAATTAATTGGATCACCTCATTTGCGTTGAACAAAAAACTGTCAGCAGCATTTCTTTTTTATGAAAATCTAGGTGGATTTGTTTGCAAATCATTAGCAGGTATGTATGATAGCAAACCATTAAAGAAACTACAAATAAATCCTAAAAATGTATTGACTGATAAAGATACTTCAATAGACAATACGTTTGTAGCAGATAGATTAGAAATGCCACAAATTTATGACATTTTGAAAACTATTTCTACTGGCGGTTATTCATCAAAGATGTTGGCTATGAATTTGACAGGTCAAGAACATGCTACGCTGCGTTATGATTCAGTCAAAGGTAATTTTGATCAGTTGAATAAGTTTATTCCTTACAATGATGCTAGAAATAGATTTAATGAAACCTTGACTGATGGATCAACTTATCTAAGATACTTCCCGACGTTCCAAGGTGCGTTGGTTGATGACTGGTTATTACAACGCGCATCTCAATTTGCGTTATTAAATAATATGCAAATGAATATTCAAATTCCTGGTGATCCAGAATTAAAAACTGGATCTACGATTGAAATTGATTTCCCATTTATTCAACCAATTGATGCGCCAACGAAAACTGAGGAAGATGGGTTGAAGTCAGGCAAATACTTAATTACTGGGGTTCGTCATAGAATAATTGATAGTGTTTATATTAATTATCTAGAACTATGTAAAGATTCGAATAAGACTTCTGTCTCTGGCGCGATTAAGAGTACAAAATACGAGTTGGCTAAAAAATTATGAAATTTCGCAAAGATTTTATTGGATTAGATGGATTTATCTGGTGGATTGGCGTTGTAGAAAATCGCCAGGATCCGCTTGGTCTTGGGCGTTGTCAAGTGCGGTGTTTCGGTTTTCACGATAAAAGTCTTTCAGAAATCCCATCAGAAGATTTGCCTTGGGCGCAACCAATACACGCACTTAATAATCAAACCTTTTCAACTCCAAAAGAAGGTGATTATGTTTTTGGATTTTTCTTAGACGGTAAATTTGCACAAAATCCAATTATGATGGGTATAGTGCCTGGTTCGCCAGTAACTCAATATCCAACAAGCGAAGGATTTACTGATCAAAGATCAGCTGAATTGCTATCTGATTCTCCAAGAAAACCAGCAGCGGTTAGTTATGCCTTCGATGGTTCTGGCGTAGAGATCGAAGAAAAAGATGCGGCTCCTAGAAATCCAGAATATATCGGTGAACCTACTAATAGCCGACTAGCAAGAAATGAAGGCGTAGATGATACTGTGGTTTCATTGCGAAGAAGAAGTATCATTAAGAATATTGAGGGCGCGGATCAACAAACATGGGACGAACCATTTCCAGCCTATAACGCAAAATATCCATACAATAAAGTTTTTGAGACTGAATCAGGTCATGCATTAGAACTAGACGATACGCCAAAAGCCGAACGTGTTCATATTGCACATCGAAGTGGAACATTCCAAGAAATTTTCCCATCAGGAACTAAAGTCGAAAAGATCGTTAAAAACAATTACAAAATTGTATTATCAGATGATCACTTATATGTCGTAGGCAAAGTTAATATTACCATTGAGTCAGATGCAAATATTCGTGTTGTCGGAGATGTGAATCTTCAAGCTGAAAATGATTTGAATGCATTAATATCGGGCGATAGTAACTTTGCAATTGCTGGTGATTTAAAAATTGATGCTAAGAATTTAGATATTACTGTAGCTGAAAATATCGCTATCGGTTCAGGCGAACAATTCAATTTAACCGCTGGAGAAAAATTATTAATTGGTTCTGGTGATAAAACTAGTATTCAATCAGGCAGTACGTTTGATGTTGATTCGACAATAGTAAATATAAACAAGGGAACCTCTGATATTCCAGATCAACCTCTAGAAACAGGACTTACACCACCAGACAGAGGAAATCCAACTACAGCTGATCCGTTTATTGAGCAGACACCAGCTGATCGCGCATCGTATTTCTTAGATGCTGGTGAAGAAGGGTTAGAAGATTATATTCAAGAGCAGATTGATAGCGGTGTGTATACTCAAGAACAAGTTGATGAGGGTAACAATGCAACTGAAGGTGATAAGGACGAAACGCCTCCGCCAGACTTGAAGGGAACTACAGATTGTGAGGGAGTTGATCAACTAACCAGCTTCCCAGATAATCTACAACTATCAAAGAGTTTCAATTTGGGTCAATTGACTGGCAAGACACCTTGCGGTGATCCATTACGTGAACAGCGTGGATTAAGCAAGGCTGAGATTGTATGTAATCTTAAACTATTAGCAGTCAATTGCCTCGATAAAATTAAAGAAAAATATCCGAGCGCACTCGTGACGAATGCTTATCGCTATCCAACTGGCGGTAAGGCTGGTAAATCACAGCATGAAATTGGTCAAGCAGCGGATATTCAATTCCCTGGGGTATCCAAGGCTGGCTATTATGAGATCGCTCTTTGGATCCGTGATAATGTTCCTCACGATCAATTGTTATTAGAATATAAGACTTTCGGAACAGGTATGCCTTGGATTCATATTTCTTATAAGAAAGAATTACGCGCACCAGGTCCTACAAAAAATATGACGTTTATGAATCATAAATCCGTTAAACCATATTTCGTAAATCTAGCATGAGCACTCAAACGTTTACACTACCTTGTCCAGCAGTTCAGTTGCCAACTATTGCTGACTTGACGAACATCTTTAATAAGATAGCACAATTGCCAGCTGATTTGATTGTATTGGCTGGGAAATATGCATTAATGTTTGGTAAGGATGTTGTTGATGCTTTATATAACCAGGCACAAAGTATCGCGGAGGTATTGGAAAAGATAATAGAAATTATCTCTGCTATTGTACCAGATATTCCAAATCCTTTATTCGGCGATTTAAATATTCCTCAGTTTGAATGGGAAAAGAGAATTCAAGCATTGATCCAAAATTTTCACATGTTTCTTCAAAATCAATTATTAAGTATTATTGATAAGGTATTGCCGATTAACTTTACGATCTCAGTTCTTGGATTATCTATTGATGTTTTGGCTATGCTTTCAGGAAACGCTGCTAAGATATTTGCGTCAATTAAAGAACAGGTGCTCGAAAATATAGACGACTTCTTTAAACTTCTGCCAGATGCATATAAGGCATTTTGTGGTTTATTCGATTTTGATGTACCTACTTTAAAGTTGCAGGTTATCCTTGATTACATTATGGCCAAATTAAATGGCGGATTATTAACATTATTGTTTGGTGCCTTTACAGGGTTGATAAAGAAATTTAAGACTATTTGGGATACACTTGGTCTTCCAGCCTTACCTCTGTTTATTGATTTAAACATGGAAGGCATTTTAGGAGCAATCATAGAAGAAGCACTAGAAGTCGCAAATCGAACCATTGAAGCCGCTAAACAACTCTACCAAGGTGCAGTCGACGCGGCAAAAAAGATAGCCGAGGTGACTAAAATTGCTTTGACGACGGCTAAAGAGTTTATCATAAAAGCATTTGAAGCCCTATCTTTCAGTTTACCGATAATTGGTACGTTTGACGTATTCAGTATGATCGGTGGAGAGATAACTGACTTTGTCCAATCATTAGAGAAACGTATCTACCGCATGATGCAAGCCTTTCGCGATTTCAGTTTTAATGGTCCAAAGATGATTTTGTTGGATTGGATGGGTAAGGTTACTGCATTTTTTAATGCAATAGGTCTTGGAGCCTTGGTTCAATGGATTTCTTTCGATTTTTGCAAATTCTTGAAGTTAATTGGGTTCCCAACCAAGATTCGCATCGAGACAGATAATTTAGATTTGTCTGGCGACCCTAATCTGGTTCCTGGTTAGACCGATAATATAAATAAATTATCCAAGAATAAGGAAAAAAGATGGCAGAGCAAAGGGTTTTTTCTGATTTAGATCTTACTTTCGCTAAACATCCCGTAACAAAAGACGTTTCAAAGAAGATAAAGGATCAAGCCATCATTGGAGCAGTTCGAAATTTGCTTTTAACCAAGTTTTATGAGCGACC